GAACGGCTGCAAGCTCAATGATTCGGTTCTTCTGCCCGTCAAACCCGGTTGTCTCTGTATCAAAGAAAATCAGGTTGTCGTAGCCTTGTATTTCCATCGCTCTTTTGCTCCTTTCTTTAATATTTCTGCGGCTTTGCTCGGTGCTCTATGTCCTCGGCATGACCCCTCCTTCCTGCGGATGTGGCTCCGCTTTAATCTTCAAATAGCCTTCGCCAGTCGTTTACTACGGCGTTTGCTAAATCCTCTTTCCTTGCGAGCGCCTTGTAGATCTCGGCATCTACGGTATGCTCAACTACTAAATGAATGTAAGTACAGGTGTTGCGCTGTCCGATCCTGTGGATCCGGGCGAGGCTCTGGCTGTATGCTGCGTAGTTGAAGTTCGCCGAATAATAAACGCAAGTATCAGCAGCGGTAAGGGTGATTCCCAGTCCTGCGGTGTCGATCTGTGCAAGGAAGATCATTGTTTTCGGGTTCTTTTGGAAATCGTCAACAATGGGTCCGCGGTCCTCGATCTTTACGTCTCCGTAAATACTCTGAAAGCCTAACTTCTTCTTTTGGATCAGCTTTGTTATCAGGTCTATCTCCGGTCGGAACCTGCAAAAGATAACCAGCTTCTTTCCTTCGCCTATAACGTAGTCGTCTATGATATCTTCAAGGGCTTGTATCTTGCCTTCAAAAACGTATTCGGGCTTTGCGCCTTCGTCCGGCTGTATAAAACCTCCGGTGAACTGCTGCAGGCGTAATAGCTTTGTAAGTACAGTCGGGGCTGTTATCTGACCGCCGTTCTCGAGCTCCGCGTAAGAATCTCTCTTGATCTTCTGGTAAAGCGCCTTCTCTTTTCCTTCAAGCGGTATGTTCCTTGTGAGGAATGTCTGTTCAGGAAGGTCGAGGGCTTCGTCCTTCGTTACTCGGTATGCTATCGAATATTCCTTCTTGATCAGGTTGTCGAGGTCTCGGTAGCCTACGATCTGCTTCTTGTTAAAGCCGCCCATGATGGCGTATTTTCCTCTGAAAGCGTAGTAGTTAGTACCGAATACGGAAGAATCAAGGAACCTGTATTGACTGTAAATATCAATAGCGTTGTTCTGCACCGGGGTTCCTGAAAGAATCAACTTGTATCTGGCCTTGTCTCCGAGCTGGTGCATTGCCTTGCTCTGCTGCGCGTCGTGGGTCTTTATGCGCTGGCTCTCGTCTGCGATAATTAGATCTGCGTCGTACTCCTGCAGGGCTTCAAACAATCCCTCGCGCCATACCGACTCGTAGTTTATGACCGCAACCTTCAAGGCTTTTAAGGGGTAACTCTTTAGGGCTTCAAGCTCTTTTAAGCGGCGCTCCTTTGTTCCTGTAAGAACTGCAGTCTTGTATCTAAAGTCCGCGTAGTCGCCTATGTCGTTAGGCCATACCGGGCACACCGAGGTCGGGGCTACTACTAAAACTCGCTCAATAACTCCCATCCTGTACATCTCGCCCATCGTGGCTATGGAAGTAAGCGTTTTTCCGGTTCCCATCTCGAAGAGGAAGCCGAAACCTTTATTTGTGTTCATGCTCTACCTCCTCACCGGTGCGTCGTCAAAAGCGCTCTCGTCTCCGTCGACGTATCTCATAAATCTGTTAAAGCTTTCCTCTGCTGATTCAAGGACTGGCTTCGGCTTTTCGGGAACCTTTACGATCCCGGGGTCAAGTAGTCCGAATGTTATTAAGGCCATAACTGCGCCGCGTTGTTGGTGCTTGAAAAGCGGTATTTTTACCGGGAATTTGTATTCCGTCGGATCCTCCATCAATCGCTCCGCGTCGACCGCTCGCTGGATCCGGTTTAACCGCTGCCGCTCTGCTTCGATCTGGTCGGGGAGCCTGCATATACTTGCGAGCTTGTTAAGAAGTTCGCTGCTTGCCATGCCCTCTAACCACTTCGCCTGCTTATTCCAGCGCATCAGGTTCCAGCTTTTTATAATGGCGTACTGGGTGCTGTCTAACTGTGCAATTACCAGCTCGCCGTTCTCCAGCTTCATTCTCATCGCTATCAATCCTTTTCTTTGTAAAATGAGTGGTGGCCTATGCTGAAAAGATATTCAAGGTTTTTGGAGTGCCATGTCTCGTAATCAACGGTTGTCCTGAAATAGGTAGCGCCTTCTGATTCGTTCCATCCGTCAAGTACCCAGCGCAGTGCCTCGTAGCAGTCGTCGTCCGGTTCTGCCTTGTCGTATCTGCCGTTCTTTACCGGGGTGAACTGGTTTTCTTCGTACAAAACCTTTTCAACCGTGTTCGGAAAGCTCGGGCTGTCAACCCTGTTCAGAACTACAAGCATAACAAGGGCTTTTCCGTCGGTCGGTTCGCCTTCTGCTTCCGCCATTGCGATCTTTAATAGCATCTCTCGCTCGGCTCCTGAAAGACTGTAAGCCGGATCCGGTTCCCCTATTACCTCGGGCTCTCCGGGTGTCGGTTCCTGCGTCGGTGTGGCCGTGAGTTCTGCCGTGATCGTGGCGGTTGGTGTCGGCGTGCTCGTTGCTAAAACAATAGGTGTTGCTATGCTTTTTTCTGCAGGTACGAGCTCCATACTTGCCATTACTCTTTCCTCGGTTTCCTCGGCGTTAGCCTGAAAAGCAAGGATTGTAATTCCTGCGGTTACTGCTAAAAGTATTGATGCCATAACAGCTATGCGCTGCCTTCTGCGTTTCTTTACAATGTACCGTTCAAACCTTTTCACTTTGCTTCTCCTTCGCTTCCCGTTTCCGTAAGGTTTCAAGGCAGGCTTTTGTGAAGCGCTCTCTGTACCCCTCCGAAAACTGAACTTTAACCTTGATTTCTTTTTTCATGCTGCCTCCTCTGGTAGCGTGCCGGGCTACTCTTTGGCAAAAAAAATTTCGCCGGGGTTTTCAATGCTGAGGTAATCAACCATTTTCTCGATCTCGTCGCTTCCGAAGATACCTTTTTTCATTTTAAGGTAAAAGGTCTTTTCGGTAATGCCGATTGCCTTCGCAACGTCGCACTGTGACACGCCCTTCTCGGCAATAATGCCGCGCAATTTATCGGTTCTGATCATGCTGCCTGCCTCCTTCCTTTGTAATTTCGGTAGCCTGTCGAGCTACTTTATGAACTCAATTATAATACAAAAATGTAGCTTGTCAAGTTATTTTTTTCTTGACTTGTCATTTTTTTGTTGTATAATAGGAAATGCAAGAAAGCCCATTATAATAAGGAGGTGAGCGGTTATGACTATCGGCGAAAGAATCAAAGCTGCGCGTGAAGCTAAAGGCGCTACGTTGGAAGAAGTGGCAAACGCCGCTCATACTATAAAGCAAACTATTTATAAGTATGAAAAAGGCGTTGTAACGAACATCCCTTCGGATAAGATCGAGGCTATTGCCTCCTTCCTCGGCGTTTCAGAATCGTATCTTATGGGCTGGGAGGAATTGCCGGTTGATTATTGCCTCGAAAACGAAAAGGTTCTTATAGAATGTTATAGGAACTTGGATGAAGATCGGGCACAAAGGCTTTTTCAATACGCCCAGTCTCTGCTGAATACGCAGAATGTTGAACGGGAACTGAACGGAGGTGATTCTCAATGAAGAAATTTCTGTTGATCCTGTTGTCGTGTCTGATCCTTGTCGGTTGCTCCGGCAAGGGTGCCCCGGATCCGAAAGCGAAAGAGCTTGAACTGTTCCAGAAGTCCTTCGACACAGAACTGTGTAGCCCTCTGAATGAAGAACGATCCGCTTATTCTGTTATTATCAAGCGCTACGTCGAAAACGAAACTTCCGATCTGCTTGCTTGTCTGGATAAGTTTGAAGAAGGGGAGAAGGATATAGAAAGTAATGTTACGGCTATATATGTAACCTACGAAAGAGAATTTCCTCTTTCAAATTATAGCCTGTCTCTGGTCCGTGAAAAGGCCGGGGATCATTTCGATGCTAAACTGAAATAGGAAAACCCACCCGGCTGTTTGGGAGACAGCAAGGTGGGCTGGTCATGCCGTGTATGATATGAGCGATATGTACCGGGCGGCCGCCGCTGGCCGTGCTCCCGGCTGGAGCATATCAACACTTCCGAGCGCATATATTATACACCGAATGGCCGAAAAACACAAGCAGGAGGTGTATTATTATGCGCTTTTTTACCTATGGGCGTAAGTCTGTCTATAAAGATAACTCTGATTCTATCGACAATCAATTCCGTATGTGCCGGGAATATTGCGAAGTCCGTTTCCCGGGCGAAATTGATTCTTGGCGGCAATTCTCCGACGAAGATTTTACCGGTGCAAATACGAACCGCCCGGGCTTTCAGTCTATGATGGCTGAACTCCGGGAGGGAATGTGCGATGTTCTCGTGGTCTATCAGCTCGACCGCTTCTCTCGTGATGTCCGGGATTTCTCCGCTGCCTATGCTGAAATGCAGGCACACCATGTCCGCTTTATCTGTCTTGATCTGAACATAGACACATCAACTCCGATCGGGGAAGCTATGATGTATGTAAGCTCCGCCTTCTCCCAGATGGAACGAAAGAATATAGCTATGCGTGTTGCCGAT